GGAGAAGCCTTCACTCTTCTTTATACTTGATCAGTATAAGAAGGGTTCGAAGGTTTCTAAGAAGCGTTGGTCAGTACCAACAATTCTTACGTGGGTTCCGCTTCCGTCGATCCCCATTCTTACGAATGGGCAACTGTCGATCCTAGGGTCTCTGATGGCCCTTAAGGGTCATCGTAGGTCCTAGGAGTTCCCTGTTATGTTGGGTGACACCCTCGTCGTTCCGCATGCCGATGGAAACATCACATGCGTCAAGATCAATCAGGATGGCTATACGAGCGAGTACCTCAAGCGAGGTACTACCGATGAGACCCGTGTGCGCGTCCGTCATACAAAGACGGCCGCAACTGCGTCGAAGCCAGCCTATGATCGCCACAATGTGGAGATCAGTCAGTTGGTGTACGCCGCAGGCGAAGCACCCGAGTTCTCTCGGAAGGCGTATGTCGTCATTGAGCATCAGCCCGATGACGACGACACCAAGCTCGCTGATGCTCTTGCCGATTGGTTAATCGGCTCGACCATCTTGGCCAAACTGTTTGGGTGGGAGTCCTAGTATCACGATGATACTCGGCCCCACTACAAGGTGTTACCCTTCGTAGCGTAGAGTACTTAGAGAGGACAATGTCTTCCCCAGTACCGAAAAGCTGCGTAAGGGAACTGATGAAGGTTTACGACGGTATCTTCGCAGATGCCGTGTATGCCTTCCCCGACCTGAGGGATGAGTTTGAGAAAGATCGAACTCGCCTCTCCCGATTCGTGGAGCAGAGAGGTCTACCAACGTTTGTTGTAGACCTCCCTGCCTTAGGAAAACACCTTGATCGGTGTTTATCTAATGACGAGTACAAACTATCCGGATTGCCTCTGGGTAAGAGGTATTCGAACAGGGTACCGATCCCTAAGTTTCTTAGGGGACTGTACCTACTCGTTTTCCACGAAGACGGACGTTTGAAGGAGATTCCCGATGTCGAGGCCATTGTCTTTCTGCGTCAGTTTTTACTGTGCGCAAAGAAGGCTGACCTTAACTGTGGCGTTAGAGAAACCAGACATGAAGTCTTGGAGTTCTTTAACGTCGATGCATCTCTGCCTGGGCCTGAAGTTTTCTGGTCCATGCAGGGGCCCTCGATCGAAAGTGTTTCGGATACCTTCTGCGGTTTCGCAGCAGATGCCCGATTCCAGGATCGCTCGAGAGAGAGATTAGGTTCTCTTGCACCGAAGCTCCTAATGGTCCTAGATGTTGTATCTGGGATCATTAGCTCAACTCTGGGACCCTATAGGCCTTCAGAGTGGAACTTCAAACACGGCCCTGGCGCTGTTTCAGACAGGAAAGCTGGAGAAAACAAGTATGTTTTCAACAACTGGTCCAATCGCCTGGAGTGCGCGTTTCCTCTTGCGGATTGTGGCTTTCACAATCTTTCGAGTTGGGCTGCTAATGTTGACAGGCTTGTTGTGGGCTCTGATGAGCCCTCATCCAAGCTTATTGCCGTCCCGAAGACCTTTTCAAAACCGAGGTTAATTGCCTCGGAACCTAGTGAACACATGTGGTGCCAACAAAATGTTAAGCACTACCTGTACACCAAGGTTCAGAATTCCTGGATTGGCGAGTTCGTGAATTTTCACGATCAAACCAAGAACCAAGAACTATGCTTGAAGGGGTCTAAAGACGGTCGGTTGGCGACAGTCGATTTATCGGCTGCTTCTGACCGCGTTAGTTGCACGGCCGTGGGGAATCTGTTTAGGAGAAATCCTAAACTAGTTCTCGCATTGCAG